CACAGGCGCAGCTGCTTGGAGTTAATAGATAAATAAAATAATGTGAGCTCCTTCGGGAGCTTACAACTAAGGAGATAAAAATTATGCCAAATGTATCAGCGGTAAAATCGAAATTTTTTGAACCGCAAGGTGTTAGTGCAGCTTTAGTATCTGCATCAGCTTCGGCTACAACTTTAGTTATAGCGGACGGAGGACCTTACGGAAATCTTACGGAAACAATAACTATATATTCAAGTGCCGACAATAGTGGAAGAACTTTTGATATTGTTGGAACCGATGGAAATGGAGATGCTCAAACAGAGACTCTTACAGGACCAGGAGCAGGAGCTACCGTAAATTCTGCAAATAGATATTTAACCATTACGAGTATTATTGCTTCAGGGTCTATTACGACTGATATTCAAGCTGGAATACTGGGAACAGGAACGGCTACTGGAACTGTATTTGCTGGAAGAACTAGAATCAGAGGAATGCAGGGTGCAACTAAGGCTTCTGCTGGAAATGTAGTTTTTAGTAATACTTCAATAACAGTCCTTTTTAAAGCAGGAGCTTATATAACTTTACCAATTTCTGCTATAACAGGCTTGACAGTATTCTATGACGGGTAGGGTTAGATGGCTAACGTTACTTCAGGCGCTTACACTTTTGACAAGACTCTTTCAATTGACGAGATAATTGAAGATGCTTACGAAAGAATAGGTTTACAAAATGTTTCTGGTTATCAATTAAGAACTGCCAAAAGATCATTAAATATTTTATTTCAAGAATGGGGTAATAGAGGACTTCATTATTGGGAAGTTGAAAATCAAAATGTTCCCTTAGTTGCGGATCAAACTACTTATACTTTTTATCGTACCGCTGCTGATGGGACTTCAGATGGTATTAATACTACTTTAACAGCAGGAATTAATGCAACTGTTACAGATATTCCAGTAACTGCTGTTGCAGGAATGCCTACTGCAGGAACTATTATTATTAATTCTGAAGAAATGACTTATTCTGGAATATCTACTTTGAATCTAACAGGAGCTGTTAGAGGGGTTAATGGCACAACTGCAGCAACTCATAGTACAAGTGATGCTGTTTTACAGTTTATAAGAGGAGTGGATGATGTATTAGAAGCAAATTATAGAGTAGCTTCTACTAGTATTGATACTCCAATGACTCAGATTAATAGATCTCAGTACCAAGCCTTTTCTAATAAAACTGCTACGGGTTTGCCTACGCAATATTGGGTCCAAAGATTCATAGATAAAGTTACTATGACTTTCTATTTAACGCCCGGGAGTTCTCAAGCGGGTAATTATATTAATTTTTATTATGTAAAAAGAATTCAAGATGTTGGGGATGGGTATACAAACGCCTCTAATGTTCCGTATAGATTTGTGCCATCAATGATTTCTGGTTTAGCATTTTTTTTAGCACAGAAAAATCCAATGGCACCACAAAAAGTACAAGAAATGAAACTGTTATATGAAGATGAATTAGCTAGAGCTTTGTCAGAAGACGGAGCTTCAACTAGTACTTATATAGCACCTAAAATTTACTACCCAGGAACATAATGACTTCATTCGCTCAAGGTAAATATGCATTAATGGTTTCAGATAGATCTGGACTTGTATTTCCATACAGAGAAATGGTAAGGGAGTGGACTGGAGCGTGGGTTCATAGTTCTGAATTTGAACCTAAACAACCTCAACTTCAACCTAAGCCTACAAGTGCTGATCCACAAGCTTTGCAACATGCAAGACCAGCAAGAACAGCTTTACCTACTCCATCACCATTGGACACTGTTCCTTTTTCAACTGCCGGAACAACTACTTTAACTGTTAATGAAGACAGACACCAAAGAAAAGATGGGGATGCGGTAAGATTTTATCAGGTCAAGGAACCCGTTGGCGGAGTATCCGTTGCTGCATTAGAACTGAATACAACTTTAAATGGAGATATTACTTCTACAGCTACAACAATTACTTTAACTGATGCATCAGAATTTCCTACAAGTGGATATATTGTAATTGAAAAAATAGATAGTACGACAGGAGCCTATGTAAGTGAAACCATTGAATATACCGGTAAGTCTACTAATGATTTAACTGGCTGTACTAGAGGAACCGCGGCCCCTTCTTATGGAGCCACTCCAATAAGTACCACAGCAGATTCACATTCTTCAGGTGCAAAAATTTATGGATCGTATATAATAACTATTGTAGAAACATCATTTACAAATGATGCTAATAGCACGGAAACTTATAGTAATAGTTTTACTTGTACATTAGTTAATGCTGCAACAAGTACAGCAACAGGAGGAGGCTTTTTCGTTTTCGGCGGACCCGTAAACGATAGACCGTAATGATTAAATATTTAAAATTTTTATGGAAGAAATGTTTTGGTAGTATAGGATATTCTAGGATTAAAGAAGTAAGACATACCTCAGCTGCTATACCGGTAGTAATACTTAAACCGGAACACTGTGACAAACACAGTAGATTTAAAAAAAGTTGTTTCAATTGTCAGGAGATCATTAAATAATGGCTGGATATACACTCTCAGCATTAGAAGCTGACATTAGAAGTTATACTGAAGTAAGTAGTACTGTTTTAACTGGTGCTATTATAAGCAGATTTTTAGAAAACGCTGAACAACGAATTTGGTTAGATGTTCCTATTGATGCATACCGAAAAGTTTCTGAAGGAGGTCTAGCCACTGATAATAATACAATCAATGTCCCAGCGGGATGTGTTTTTGTAAGAGGTGTAGAAGTTTTTAATAGTACGGCTAATACCGAAGGTAAAGGAACATGGCTTATTAAAAAAGACCAGACTTATTTAGAAGAATTTGTAAATAGATTAACTGGGCCAGAAGGAGATAAAACGGCGCAGGATGTTACAGGATTGCCTAAATATTATGCAATGTTTGGCGGAGCTACTGGAGTAACTGATACAACTTCTGGAGGGCTTTATATAGCCCCGACTCCTGATGCAGCTTATAAATATAGAATTTATTATGACCTTTTGCCAACAGGATTAGAGACTAATACTTCTGGGACTTATGTCAGCCGTTATTTCCCTCAAGGGTTATTATATGCTACTTTAGTGGAGGCTTATGGATTCTTAAAAGGTCCTATGGATATGTTGACATTATACGAGAATAAATATAAACAAGAGGTATCAAAATTTGCGGGTGTACAAATTGGTAGAAGAAGAAGAGACGATTATACAGATGGTACTGTTCGGATCCCTATCAAATCACCAAACCCGTAGTATAAGGAGATAAATATGGCAATTGCATCGGAAATTTGTAACAGTTTCAAAGAAGAAATTCTACAGGGCGGACATAATTTAAATGCGACTGGAAGTACGCCTGCCGGAAATACTATTATGTGTGCTCTCTATTCAAGCAACTCAGCGGTCTTAAGTAAATCAACAACGGTATGGGCAGCAGCATCTGATCCAGCGGCAACTCCTACAAGTACTTATGAAGTTTCAACAACAAGTACGAATTATGCAAGTGGAGGACAAGCTTTAACAAATATTGATCCTACCTTAGATAGTGATACAGCAATTTGTGATTTTGATAATGAGAGTTGGACTTCAGCTACTTTTACGGCTCGAGGATTATTACTTTATAATTCTACAAATATTACGGGCTTCACTAATGAAAGAGCAATTCTTGCTATTAATTTCGGTGGTGATAAAACTGTAACAAGTGGAACTTTCACTATAGAATTTCCTTCAGCAGCCGCATCCACAGCTATTATACAGCTAACATAAGGAGTTCTTCCTTATGGCTAATACTTGGAATCAAGCCTTAACAACCTGGGGTCAGAATCAATGGGGTGAACAAACTCAAGTTGATGTCTCTGTAACAGGTCTTTCAGCAACTTCATCACTTGGAACTGTAGTCGCTTATCCTGAACAAGGATGGGGAAGTGATTATTGGGGAATTGAAAATTGGGGCGAGTCCGCAATAACGGTTCCTGTTACCGGAATATCAGCCGCTTCA